TGATGTATCAATTGGTGTATCAGTTGGTATATCAGTTAGTGTATCAGTTGGTGTATCAGTTGGTGTATCAGTTGGTGTATCAGTTGGTGTATCAGTTGGTGTATCAGTTGGTGTATCAGTTGGTGTACCTTGTGGAATATTATTACCACCAATAGTATTTTGTATATTTTTATTAAACATAGTATATTATAATAAAATATTATTAATATAATTACTTAAACAATAATTAATTATATTAATTAAATGAGTGAACATCAAAAATTAATTAATAATGTTGTTGATAAAATAACTGATACAGGACTAAAAACTTTAAATCATGTATTTGATGAATTAGATAAAATAGATAATAATTCATATAATATTCCAGAAAGTCCTACCGATAATTGTTCTGTTAATTTAACAGAACCTACATATTATAGTAATTTATCAGACCAACTTATTATTAATTCTGAAAATTATAAAAAAAAAAATTCAAATAGATACTTAATTCAATCTAATCATTATGATGTTGAACTTCAAAATTGGGAATTGATAGAAATTAGAGATAATGTTTATATTATTTCAGGACAATTAGAAAATAAAAATTGGTGGGATACAAGTTATATTAAATATATTGATGTAAATCATGATCATCTTAAAATAACTACTATTAATAAAACTATTTATAGATGTTTTTATTTAGAAGGACTTGATATTAATTTTGGAAGAAGAATTTATTTATAAAATTAATTTTAATTGAGAGATAGATTATGTTACAGATTTCAATAAATGCTATGATTGTATATAAAAAATATTACTTTATATAATATTTAAATAATTTTAGTTGTTATTAATTTAAATTCTAATTAATAGGTTCTTTTTTGATTTTTTTTTAAATTTCATTAGTTTTACTAAAAAAAATTAGAACAATTAAGACCTTTTTGTGATACACTAAATGGATTTGGATGACTGTAACTTAAAATATATTGAACTGTTCATATTTAAATTTTTACTAAATTACTTATTTTTTTTTATTTTAAACTATAAATTAAGTAATTAAGTAATAATTGTTTTTGATATTTTATAATGTGAATTTGCATTTCCTTTTAAAATTATTAAACTATAGTTTAGTAATAATACACCTTCTTTACCATCCATTTTGTTAAGTCTCCAGACTGTGGAATTTCACAATCTATATCAAAATTTAATTATTTAAAATTATTTTTTAAACTTGGTGGAATTTTTATTCCATCAGGAACCGAAAATGATATACCCTGAGTGTTGTTTTTTTGATGATACGGATATTGACCAACAAGAACAACTTTAAATTATCAAATTATGTTAATTCAAAATATTTATAAATATTATTTTTATCTGAAATACTTAAGTGATTTATAAGTACTTTTATATATTTATAAAAAAAAATTTTAAATTAAATATTCAAGTATATAAAATTGATTTAAATTTCATTAGGAGTTTAATGGATACTATTGTAAGTAATTTATATTTTCATGATGAAAATCTTTTTATGTTAAAAATTTATAAACCATGGATTAACGAGTTAAAACAAAAGGCAAAAATTAAAATTAATAAATTAAAAACTTGTATTTGGTGTTTTGAAAGGTTTGATTTTTATGTATACGGATTATGTAGTGACTGTTGTAATGAGTATAATATAATATAAATTAAAAACATTAAAGTTATTTTTTTTAAGTATTACTTATTAAATAATATCTTATAATACTAATATAAAATTTATTTAAAAATATAATTTTATATAATAAATGAGTGATACTGCAACATTACAAAGTAAAGTTGATGAATTAATAGAATTTAAGGAATTACATGAGGAACTATTAGAGGGACTTACTAGTAATGGTTCTGGTGGATTTAAAGCATTAACTGCTGATATAGATGAATTAAGTATAGGTAATTTAATTTGTGATACTATAACTGTAGAAGGTGGGTCAGGAAATGAACAATATATATTTAATGCTGAAATAACTGGTTCAACAATTAATGATTCAAATATAATAGGAAAGGGAGTAATTGGGGATATTACAACAGATAATATATCATATTTTAAATTATTAAGAATAACAGGAAATACAAGAAGTAAAAATTATCTTGATATAAATAATTTTGGCAATCCAATTTTAAATTTTTATAATGCAAGTGATAATGAGCGTTCATCTTCAATAAATTTCTATAAAAATTCACAAATTAGTGATAGAATATTATCAACAGATGAATATTTTAGGATATACAGTAAAAATAATTTACAACTTAATAGTGATAAAAATATAGAAATAAATGCTGGTAATTCAATAAAATTCTCCTTAAGTAATTTAAAAAGTAATATTGTTTATTTAAATCCACTTCATATAAGAAGTAATGTAAATAGTTTTGATTTTGATACAGCAAGTTTGATAATAGATGGAGGTATATCAGTTAAAAAAGATTTATTAATTGGTGGAAATGTATCGGTAATTAGTAATATTAATATAAATAATAATTTAAATAGTGATAATATAAATAGTAATTATATAAATATTGAAAATAATTGTTTGGTAAAGAATAATATTGAAATAAAAGGAAAATTAAAAATAAGTAATACCAGTAAATATATTAGAAATGAAATAGATAATCAAACATTAATAAATAATAATGCAGATTCATTTGATTTAGATTCTGGAGCATTAATAATAAAAGGAGGTGCTTGTATTAATAGTAATTTAAATATAGGTAATGATTTATATGTAAAAAAAGATATAGATTGTTTATATAATCTAAATGTAGGAACACGAATAGGAATAGGAACAGAAAATGCAATGTCATCATTACATATTGGAACACAAGATGCGATTATAATACCAGTTGGTAATAATGAAACAAGACCAAATCCCGCAATTAAAGGTATGTTACGATTTAATGATGTTATAGGTTTAGAAGGTTATGATGGAGATAATTGGAATACTTTTGGTGGTGTAAAAAGTGTAGATGGAACAAGTGAAATTTATATTGATGATAGTAACAATATATATTTTGAAACTGATAATATTATTACTAGTGTAATGTCACAAGGTAAATTGGGTGTAGGAAATATATTAAAAAATGATAATTATCCTTCTGAAGTTTTACATGTAAATGGTAATTTAAAAATTGAAGGAAAATTACTAATGTCTAATGACCCTGATAATCAACCATTAGTGGGTACTCCAAGTATAAATTTTGATAAATTAAATGATAGTATAAATATAACAGCTAATACTACAGTAGCAAATGGATTTTATAATACACAACAGTATATATTGAAATATTTAACAGACCACCCTTCCGCACCAATTTTATTAACTAATGAAATTGATAATATTTCTTATACAGTAAATTTTTCAAAACCACAGCAATTTTCTTTTGGATTTACTAATAAATTATTACCACAATTAAATAATCTACATTTTCAATTTAAAAAAACTATTTTAAGCAATTATACTACTATTACAACAGATAATTTAAATATAAATAATGTAAAATTCATATTAGATACATCTGATAATTACATTGAAAATAATACATATAATATTTTTTTAAATAGTATATCATCTGGAGTTCAGTATGATTTTAGAATATATTATAGTAATTATAAATTTAATAGTGATGATGCTTCAAGAGATTATAATTATTTATCTTTATTAAATAATATATTTAATAGTACAGGTCCTCCTGAAGCACCTACAAATATTACAACTATTAGTACAGGTACATCATTAACATTAAATTTTACAAAACCAAATGATCATGATATTGATAATGATAATAATGGTATTCAAACTCTTCCGTTAATAAAAAATTATAAAATAACATATAATAGTATATCTTCAAATTCTTTAAATTTTATACAAGATGACGGTATAAACATAACCATAGCAGGTAATTTTATGACAAATGCAATAACACAACATACTATTACAAATTTAAATCCAGGACATACTTATGACATATTTGTTCAAGCATTAAATCGTATTAATCCTGAGTATTCCGAAAAAAGTACAGTGTTCCAAGGAATTACAGATAATCCACAAACTCCTGAATATATTAATAATAAAATTTTAAGTATTGATAATACTAATTTAATTTTATATTCTACAAATGGTAGTTTATTAAATATTACTAAAAATAATATTACAGTAGTTAATAATAATATTGCTAATAATATAATTGAAACTAGTACATTAAATAATATTAGATTAAACTATCTTACCGATAATATATCCAGTACAGATACTATATCAGAATTTATAATAAATAAATTACATAGTAATTCTTATACTATAAATATTAATGGTTTTAATTCTATAACACCAGATAATATATCTAATGATATACATTCTTTATTTAGTAATGAAGGTGATTTTTATACAGATGTTAATAAACAAGGTTTTTATAAAATAATTGATATTAAATTAAAAAATGTAAATATTATTCCAAGAGAACAACAATATTATTTTATAATTACACAAAATGTAATAGGTGGTAGTTCATATTTTACAAATGAAGTAGAATACTATGTTGATAATCTTAATCAAATACCAATAGCATCATCATTATCTTTAGATAATATTAGTAATGCTGTTACAGAAAAAATTTCTGGAATAACAGTAATTACAAGTTGTGATTTTAATTTTTCATTAATAATTCAATATTTAGCATCATATTTTACTCGTAGTGATTATAAATTTTCTGATTTATATCTATCAGATAGTTCCGGTAATATATTTTCAAATTTATATGAATTAAAAATAAATGATACAAATCTTACATTAATTCCTAATTTTACTGATACTAATTATGTACCACCATTAACAGGAAATGTTAATGTATCTGGAAGTATTTCATTATCAATAATATCAACTAAATATACTAATGATTTAAAACTAAAATCAATTCCATATAATTTATTTGGAATTGGTAATGAAATTATTGAAAATATTTATACTGATAAAATTTTAATAGATTTATCTTCACAAGAAACACTTCAAGAAATTACAAATAATATTTTATATGGAATACAAGTTAATTCTGGTGAAGGTGAATATCCACAATATGATGTAGATAATGATGACAATAAAAAATTTGGAAATAATTATGATCATGATGTTTCAATTATAGATACAGATGAATTACAATTAATTAGTGGATATTTTACATCAGCAAAAGGTGGATATTTAGATTATTCACAATATTTTAATAATACATTAAATTATATTTCTATTATTGAAAATCAAGATTATAGATATGTTACTTTCAAATATAATATTAATGATATAAGTACAAAAACCGATAATTCATTAAATATAATTAAAATGGAATTAATAGGTGATAATTTTGATAATATAATTGAAGATGATATGAAATTATTTATTAAAATACATAATACAGATAATTTATCTAACTTAAATACAATATGGATATCTGGAAATTATCCAGTTAATGGAATAGGTATAAATCTTAATAATTCAAATGCTTCATATACTGATAATAATGGTATAGGTGGATTATCAATTTCTGGAACATATAAATCTACTAATATTATTAAATATATATTTGTCCCTCAAGGCAGTAAAGGACTTTTATATGCAAGAATAGGAATTAGAAATGATAGTAATAAAAAAATTAAATTTATAAAGATAATTGAAGTTTAATATTAAATTTTAATTAAAATTATTTTATTATATATATATACAATGAGTGATAATATTAATTGGAAACAAAAGTATTTAAAATATAAATTAAAATACAAAAAACTTAATTCTAAACAAAAGAACCACGGTGGTAGTTATAGTTATCAATTTGGATCTAGACATATTTATGTACAAAATAGAAATGAACTTGAACTTGAACGGTACACTAAAAGTCCAATACAAGTTGCAATAATAGGAACTGGTCCAATTGGATTATTACTTTTATTTAGACTATTAACAGAACCATTTTTTGAAGAATCATTTAAACTTCATAATAGACAATTTAGTTTTAATTTAATTTCAAATAAAGGTTTAAATCCTGAACAAGAATCATGGGGACAAGACATGTGCTACAGACCTGATGTTGATTTAAACCAGCTAAATAATATAGGACTCCCTACAAATTTATTAGACCAAAATAAAAGTTATGAATTACAAAGAAAACAAGTATTTTTAATTAAAGAAGAAGAATTTAATGCTTTACCTGATCTTATTAAAAGTTTAATTAAGAACATTGGTTGTGGTCATGAAGTAACACCCGATAGATTTCATTCTATGCAATGTATTCCTCCAACAATAGTAAATGCTAATGTTAAATATTATTCTATGGAAATAAGAATGTTTGAAGCAATATTATGGAAAGCATGTTATATGGTTAATTATAAGGAAAACTGTATAAATGATAATTATATTCCAAATAAAGTAATAAATGCAGTAGTAAATTTTATTAATATTAATACATTAAATGCTACCATAGATGAAATGAAAAATGTAATTTTACCACATTATCCATATGTATTTAATTGTGCAGGATCTATGGCTAATGATCCTACTCATTTAAAAGCAAATTGGTGTGGTTATCCAAACGATTTACGTATATTAGAAAATGATGCTAATAGTTCTAAACTACATACATTATCAAAACATCCTCCTCCTCCAATATCACAACAGAGAGATAGTGAGAAAGAAATGTATGCAAAATCAAAAGTTGAAAATGATAATAATTATTACAATAGACCTAGCAGCCTGACTCTTAGTGGCACATGTAAAGAATGGGGTTCTATATTTGTAATTAAGTTTAATAATAATCTTATTGCTCGTATAAATCAGTATGCACAACGTAATAATAAAAATCCTGTAACAATTGAAATGAGAGGTATTATTGAACATAGTCTTAATTCATCTCATACACCAGATGCACAAGGAGAATATGGCAATACAGAATTTAGATTATTTCCAGCACGACCCATAAATCCTATTGATTTAGGTGGAATTTATGTTGGGCATTTACTAACACCTGAAGAAAATAAATTGATTAGAGATAGAGTTAATCGTAAAAATGAACTTTCACAACCAGGCATTTTTGTCACTCCAGCAGAAGAAGTAGCAAGAATACAAGAATATACTAATTTTAGAGTATTAAAATGGACTATTCAACCACAAAGACAAGATCGTGAAGCTCAAATTATGAATACATTAATATTGAAAATCGCAGGAGCACTGAGGCGTTTTGGAATTTCACCATACTATATTGATTGGAGTAATGATGATCTTCTATTTGAATCATTTCCATTATTATGGACAACTACGAGTGATAACGACTTTTATGAAAGTAATGAATCTAGAAATCGTTCATTTATTCTAGGTGATGCAGCATATTCAGCACATTATTTAACATATAGTGGTGTTAATAATGGTTTAAAAAGTGTAAGAGGTTTATTTAATGTTTCACAAAACAACAATCTGGCGAAAATTAGTACTAACCAAGTTAGTTTTTTGTATAATGAGTGGGGTAAATGGAATGCTGGGGAAGCTGCGGATTATTATAAAAAATATAGTGAAATATTTTCAAACCCCCAATTATTAACAGTTGAAGGAAAACCAGATACGCCTTTACAAAATTTAAATTTTAATGATATGAATAATTATATTAATTCAGATTTTGATTTTTTTGAACCGAATATTAATCAGGGAGATTATTTAACAGTATCTGATAATACAAAGAATTATCACAGACAAGCAAGAGAAATTTTTAATGGAGATTTTATAACTTTTTTGGATGCTTTATTTCTGCATGTACAATAAAATTATCATATTCTATACTTTTTATTTTTTTTTATTATATTTATTATTAGAAGTTCCATAATTATAATTATATTTGTATTTTTCTAAACATTTTTTAAATAATGGTTTGCTTGTTGTAATATAAAGATTTATTTCCTTTATGTATTTTATAAATTAAATTTATAAAGGTAACTGAAGTTTAAGTTATATATAATTAAATTATTGTAATAATTTAGATATTATGCAAGTAAATCGTAATATAAGAGTAATAACTCATATAAATAATGTTTGTTTTAATCAGAATTATGAATTAATTTTGATGACAACAAATTTAGGATTTGAAGTATATACTACTTATCCATTAAAAAATTTAAGAAAACAATTTTTAGGTCATAATATAAATTTAATAGAAAGTTATTATAATACTAATTTAATATTTTTGACAGGTGATTTTTTTGATGATTTAAATGAATTTAATAAGAAAATAGTAGTTTATGATGATTATAAAGAAAAAATTGTAGGTAAAATTGATAATAGTTTTAACATATTAAATATTAAAGTTTCAAAAGAATATGTAATATTTTGTGATTATAAATATATATATACATATGATTTTAATAATTTAAATTTTCTTAATAAATATGAATATTTTGAAAATGAATTTAATATAAATTTTAGTATATCAGTTTATTCAAATAATTATATGTGTATATTATTAGAAAGTAATAAAATTAGTATAAATAATCTTGATAATAATTCAACTAATATATTATCAACAAATAAGAATGCTATTCAATATTTTAATTTATCAAAAGATGGTAAATATTTAGCAACAACATCAGGTGGTGATAAAATAAAAATTTTTGATGTATTAAATACATTATTAATAAGAATTTTAAAAAGAGGAATAATGTCTTGTAATATAAAATCAATAAATTTCTCAATAAATAATTATAAAATTATAATTTGTTCTGATTTATCTACTGTACATATATTTTTGAATACAAGAGAATATGATTATAAAATTAATAAACCTATGTTAAATAAAATTGCAAAATATTTTGATTATGATTTATTTAATTATGATTTTTCCTATAATCGTGTAAATTTAACAAACGGTAGTAAATTAGGATGTTTAATAAATAATAAATTTATGATATTTGAATTAAGTCCGCATTGTAATATGTATATAGGAAATATAGAGGATGATAATTGTAGTATTGATACAAACCAATATTTAATTTTAGATAATTATAAATTTATAGAAAAAAATGTTTATTAGAGGATGATACAAATAATAATATGAAATATTAATAATTAAATATGTTTTTCATATTATTTTTTTAGTTTATATATACAGATTTAAAATTGATTTATATATTATAATATATAATAAATATGCCTTCATGTAATATTAATAATAATACTTTTGAAGAAATAAAAGAATATTATGATAATGTATTAAATAAAGATAAATCAACATATAAAACCTCTAATGATGAACCTACACCTATTGATTGTGTAAGTGACATACTTGATAAAATACCCGAAGACTTATGGACTAAAAAAAATTTGAAAATATTAGACCCTTGTGCTGGTAATGGTAATTTTAGTTTTATAGTATATAATAAATTAATACCATATCATTCTAAAAAGGATATTTTAGAAAATATTTTATATTTTAATGATATTAACGAAGATAGATTAAATAATATAAGAGATGTTTTCTGTTCAAATGAATATAAATTAAATATTAGTAAAAGTAAATTTGAAGATTATAAACTAGATATTAAATTTGATGCAATCATAGGAAATCCACCTTTTGCTAAAATACTTGATAATGGTAGAAGAGCCTCAAAAAATCATAATTTAATAAAAGATTTTATAGAATTGGCATTAAATTTATTAAATACTAATGGTTATTTAGCGTATATAACACCTGATAATTGGATGTCAATTAGTGATAGAAATACTTTAATAAAAAGAATTACAGAATTACAAATAATTCACTTAGATATTCAAAGTGCTAAAAAATATTTTCCTAAAGTAGGTTCTAGTTTCACATATTATGTTATACAAAATAATCCTTTCTATAAAGATATTAATATTTCTGGCGTATATAATGGTGAATATTATAATAGTCAAGTTAAAAGTGAAGTTAAACAATATATTCCGTTATTTTATAATAAAATCGTACAAAGTATTTTATCTAAAACTATAGACAAAGATAATACTAAATTTATAATTCAATCATCAAGTGATTTACATCGTTATACCAAAAAAAATTTAATCAGTAATAAACAAGATGATGAATTCTGTTTTAAATTAATACATACTCCAAGTCAAATCTGTTATGCTAATCGTCCTCATAAATTTCAATCTAATTGGAAAGTTTTTATACCTACAACAACATACTATTCTAAAATGTTTATTGATGAATGTGGTATGACACAATCTATACTATTCCTAATATGTAGTAGTAAAAATGAAGCTGATAAACTTAAAAATATATTACTTCATCCTTTATTTCAATTTATTGTATCTATTACTCGTTATGGTAATTTTAATAATCAACGAATTATTCAAAAACTTCCATTTTATGATGGAGATTATGATAAATTATATGAATTCTTTAATATAACAAATGATGAAATAGAATTAATTAAAAAATATATTTAATAACTATAAAACTTTTTTTAATCAACTATTTAATAATCAGGAGAACTATTATCACTAAGATAAGGTTTATAATATTTTTCTGTAAAATTAGATATATAAATGCTTTCGTAAGCGTGATATGTTTGAGCAATAATATCAACATCATTTCCTAATATATTAATGGATATAGTTGTTTTAGGTAATTTAAAACCATACATTTTTATCTCATAACCACAATTAAGATAAAACTCAAATGTGTTATAAATATAAGCATTAGTTTGAGACATTTTATCGAATCCACCTCTACTAATAGTCTGATGACCACATAAGTATGAAACTATACGGGATTTCAAACCAGTTCTTGTTCCTCCAAATTTAACTATAATACCATTTATAGTAAATATATATATCCATTCATCCCTATGAGTCCAAGTTTTTTTACCCACACTAGGTTCCCATTTAATAACAGTTTGCCTTTGTTTTTCTCCAGTTTCTTTAACTTCATTATCCAAAACAATATCCGCAACTAAAATAAAATTATCTCTATGTTCATAATCATCTATATGAAGATTATTATTATCTGGAATCTTTTTAATCCATTTTTTATGAAGTGAATTATCATACAAATCTATTTCTAATGAGTTTTCCATTCTGTGTGTTCTTTTTATTTAAATCAATTTTAGCTTGGACAAAAACAATCTTTTTTTTATATATAAACATGATTAATATGTGTTACTAGTATCAAAAGTGGTATTAATATTATATAATGTTCCTTTGGATAAAGTATTAATATATTTTTTTTTATATTTAAAATACTTTTTATTTATACTTGGTTTGATATCATTAAAATTTTTAGAAAGAGAAGCGTTAAATATATCATATAAAACTATGTTATTATAAGAATGATTGCTAAATTTCATAGTTATAATACTAATATCATATTTTTTTGAAAAATTTATTAAATAATTAATTAATTCATCATAATTTAAAACTATAACATTTTCATTTAATAATGGTTCATTAATATTATTACCTAATTTATTTAATAAAGTATAATTATTATCATTATTTTTTATAATTTCTAATGAACTTGTACTACTATTACTTAAAGAATTATAATAAGATAAATTTTCAATATTCGCATCATCATTTATTACAATCCAAATATCTAACCGGTCTTTATCTTGTTTTATAATATTATTACCATAATAAATAAAATTATTTTGTCTTATTTCAGTTGTAAGTAAATTTACACCAGTTTTTATAGTATCTAATATAGTTATATTAATTTCTTCTATTTTTTCCATTATTAATTATAATATTTTAATTATAAAAATAAAACTTTATTTAAATTGTTTATATTTTATTAAAAATTTATTTAATTTATCTTCTAAAGTATTAATTTCTTTATTTATTTTATTAATATCCTGGTCATTTGAATCATAAATATAAAAAAAATCTTGAAATTCTAATAATTCTTTTTGTTTTATATATATTTCATTTTGTAAATTATTTATTTTTTTTTTAATATTATCTATATTAATATTAATTTTAATAGGTTTATAATTTTTTTCGGAATTTTATCAGTATTATAAATCATATTTATAATAAATAATTTTATTTAAAAATATATTTTTTACCAAAAAAAATTAATAAAATAAAATTATTCATTTAACAATTTACTAATTATTTCTTTAAACCACTCTTCCTCTATATAATCATCATCATTATTCATTACTGTTCCAATTTGAAATCTTTTAAGTTTATTATTTGGTGCTTTAATAATTATTTCTTTAAATGGATGATCTTGATTTGGGTTAGCAAGTTTGATTTTTTCAATTAATTCTTTAATTTTGTCAGAAGAATATCTTTTTCCTATTCTATAAAATAAACTAATCCTCTCAATATTATGGGTCCTGGTCGGGCGGTGTAAATTACCATTTATAGTAATACGTTCACAAAAAAGCACTAAAGCATCATTATTTCTTGTTAATCTACACTGCAAATTTAAAATTATATCAATATTTTTATGTAAGTATAGAAATTCTAAAAATTTATATTTAAGACCATTCCTAGACTGATTATTAATACTTTGTGTAACTCTATTTATATTATCTTTTATATCTTCTCTCAAATTAATTGTATATATTTTATTAAATTCATCATACATCTTTTTAATATTAAGGTTTTTTTTTTTTTGTACTA